CCAAAAGATGTTAACCTGTATATTGAACCTGTAAGTAATGATGCAGGCACTGCCATAGGTCTAGCTAAATATTTGTATTATGGCATCAATTAGAGAATACGATTACAAATACAAAGAGGATAATGTTGAGTTAGAAGCGTTGGTTTCTAATGAAAGCACTGCTCCTGTACCAGATAGTTATCATGAATTAACAGAACACTGTCATATAATATTATGGAATCAATATCCACAAAAAATAAAAAAATTTATAGAGTGGATAGAAGAAACTACAGAGGCTGAGGTGGAAAATATATGGGGAGTTTTATATAATGATGGTGGTGGTGTAAAATGGCACGCACATAATTCTGAGGCAGATATTAAATATTCCTTTGTTTATTACATAAAAGTGCCTCCCAATAGTTCTGCTATATACTTCGCTAAAGATCCATCTAAAGAAGAAACATGGATGGAGTATCCAATAGTAGAAGGTCATTGTTTAGTGTGGGATAAGGAGTTACCACATTCAGTACCTCCCAATAATCATAGTGGCAGATGTGTCATCTCAGGTAATTTAAAATGAAAAAGATTAAAAGATTAGTTATTGTTGGCGGCGGAACTGCTGGATGGATTACTGCATCTTGGTTTGCTCGTAGATGGTCAAAACATTTTGAAGTGGTAATTATTGATAAATCCGAACCAGAGAGAATTGGTGTAGGAGAAGCAACTCTTCTTAGTTTCCCAAATGTCATGAAGATGATGGGATATAAACCTACAGATTGGTTGAGAGAAGTAGACGCAACATTTAAGTCTGGTATTTTATTTCCTGGCTGGGGACATGAAGATGCAGAAATTTGGCATCCATTTTCGTTCACAAGCGTAGGTGATTCAAAAACACCTTTGTATGATATATGGCAGTCATTTCAAGAAAAATATGATCTGAAAGATATCTCACCGATGTATAATTCTTCTTTGAAGAATAAGATTGAGACCAACTATGTACATGATTCCTATGCTTTTCAAATTGACTGTGGAAAGTTAGTACAATTTTTAATGAGACATACTACACCTTATTGTAAATATATTCAATCTGATGTGGTAGATATCTACAGAGATGGTAATGCTGATGATATAACAAGGTCAAATATAAAAGAACTGGTGTTAGATGATGGATCAAAAATCACTGGAGATGTATTTGTAGATTGCACTGGTTGGAAACAACTTCTTATTGGTCAACATAATGTTGATCTGAGTGATAGATTGTATATCAACGCAGCTCTTGCTGGTAGAGTGAAGTATGAAGATTATAGAAAAGAACAACATCCATACACTGCTTGCCCTGCACAAGAACATGGTTGGATATGGAAAATTCCTACAAGATCTAGAATAGGCACAGGATACTGTTTCAACAGAGATGTTAATGATCCAGATGAAGTAAGACAAGCGTTCTCTGATCATTGGGATGGTAGAATCAAACCAGATGAAATGAGATTACTTGATTGGAAACCACAATACGTTAAGAAGTTCTGGGTGGGTAATGTAATTCCTATTGGATTATCTGCTGGATTCATTGAACCATTAGAAAGCACAGGACTAGCATTGATGATTAGAGGTGTGGAATATCTAGAAGAATCTCTTTATGGTGGATACTTTGATGTTAAAGTAGAAGCACCTTTTTATGATGCCAAAATGAAATCTAGTTATGAAAGTGCAGTAGATTATGTCAATATGCACTATTCTTACTGCCGTAGAGAGGGCAAATTCTGGGATTATGTAAGGTCTAAATACAAGAAATCTTCAATGCAAGAAATGTTTGAGGGGTATATTCAAGATCCCAATGTAAGAACTCCTCAAACTGGAAAGGTAGGTTCATTCTTTGATGGCACTAACTGGCAAGTATGGTTACTACAGTTAATGACAGAGAAAATTAATTCTAAAGAGTATTGGAAAAAAGACCTAACCGTAATCCCAAGATTTTTAAATTTTGTAAATAACGATTTGCGTGAGAATCAAGCAAACTCTGTTATCCAGAGTCAATATATCACACATTTAGATACATTAAAATGAATAAAATAGTATGGTGTAATGGAACCTTCGACATTCTACATCCAGGCCACATTGAATTGTTTAAAGTTGGTAAATCTTTGGGAGACAAACTTATAGTAGCAACAGATACAGATGAAAAGATACGTCAAGATAAAGGTGAAACTAAGCCCATCAATAACCTTTGTGACAGAATTTCTATGTTACAAGCGATAAAATATATTGATGAAGTTTTTTACTTTAACGATAGATCAGAATTAGAGGGGTTGATAGAATTATACTCTCCTGATATACTATTGTTAGGAGATGACTGGAAAGGTGGAGATGTCGTTGGCAGACAATTTGCCAAAGAGATAAGGTATCTACCTCGCCTAAATTATTCAACAACCCAAATTATCAAAAAAATAAGGTGGAACACTTCAACGTAATTGTTATAGGTGACAAGTGTACTGACAAGTACATCTATGGTGAATGTAGTAGGTTGAGTCCAGAACAACCTGTACCAGTATTAGATAAATCTAAGGTTGAAGAAAAGCCAGGAATGGCAGGGAATACTGAGTTGAATCTCAAAGCATTTGGAATCAATACTATTCTGCTTTCACAGAGAGAACCCATAACCAAAACAAGATTTGTAGATACAAATAGTGGTTATCAATTATTGCGTTTAGATGAAACTCCGAAGGTGAGTAGAATTGCAAATGCAGAATTGAAAATGGCGTTGATGCACATGACCCCTGATGCGATTGTTATATCAGATTATGACAAAGGATACATCAATGATGAAGATTTGTGGCATCTGTGTTACAATTTTAACAGACCTGTGTTCGTGGATACAAAGAAGCGTAGACTTTTCAACAAAGATAATGTATTCTGGAAAATAAACAAAAAGGAATATGATGACCTTGTATCAGAAAGTATACCTAACAGCAGTAACCTTATCGTTACTCTTGGGTCTGCTGGCGCAATGTGGAATGATACCATCTTTAAACCAGACCCTGTAAAGGTTTTTGACGTATGCGGTGCTGGAGATACATTTCTATCAGCATTAGTCTATGAATTTTTAAGAACAAACAGTATGCGGAAAGCCATCGAACTGGCAAACAAAGCGGCTGCAATTACAGTAACTCACCCTGGCGCTTACTATCTAACTAGGAGTGATATTATCTCACTATATGGAGGAGAAAATGGAAAAACTGTCGATAGGCAAAGCGGATCTGATGCACCACAGACTACAGGCGTGGTTGCGTGAACACAGTTGTCCTGATATCGAATACTTGGGAGAAGAGAAAGATAAGGACGAAGAGATGAAACATCTCTATCGTATAGGAGAACATAAAGTATTTCATGATCAAATTCATGAATTAGAAATGGAAATCGTAGATGAAGACGAAGATTGAATATATTTTTAGAGTAGATGGATCTGATATTTTCTATACGCCAGAAACAAATGGTGGTGGAGATCATTTCTTTCCAGAATACTTAAATTTAGTTATGGAAAACTATGGTAGAGTTCATCATCTCATGGAATGGTGTAGTGGACCTGGATTCATAGGTTATGGAATGATGGCAACTAATGTTTGTGATCATCTTACTCTATTGGATAAATTTGAACCAGCAGTAGAGGTAGCAAAAAAAACTGCTGAAAATTCTTTCATTAAAATTATAGATGTAGCAGACACAGAAAAGATATATCATAGAAGGGTTTTTCCTCGTACAACAATATATCATTCAGATAATTGTTCAGTATTATCTGATCATAAAATAGATCTAGTTGTAGGTAATCCTCCTCATTTTGAGAATGAAGAAGATGCAATCAAAGCTTTGAGTGCTATGGGTAGTCCTGTTTTCAACGATCACCTGAGAGATATTATCTTAGATCCAAATTGGGATGCTCATAGAGATATGTTTAAAGAGTTATCGACAAGACTCTCAGATGATGGTACAATATGTTTGCAACTTCACTCAGGTGGATCTAGTGCTGATACATTTAGATCAATGGTTGAGGAAGCTGGTATGAAAATTACTGCTACTTTCAATAGTATTCAGTATGATGATATCTATTACATGGAGGTAAAGAGATGAGGTACTGTTTTGATATTGATAATACTATCTGCACACCCACACTGGGTAGAGATTACTCCAAGGCACAATCATGGCCAGCTCGTATTGCCGTCATAAATAAATTATATGATGAGGGTAATCACATCACTTATTTCAGTGCCCGTGGTATGGGTAGATTTGGTGATGATCCAGATGCAAGTGTAAAAGCATCTGCTTTATTGTTTGACCTCACAGAACAACAACTTAAGAGTTGGGGATGTAGATATCACTCTCTAATTCTGGGTAAACCACATGCAGATTATTTTATAGATGACAAGGGGGTGAACGCAGATGAGTTCTTTGGGACCAAGTAGAAGACCTCGTAATGCCCGTGCAGCAGAACCAGTAAAATTTGTACCAAAGGGATGGGGATTTGAAAAATGGATCGCCAACTGTGAGAAGTATTGTGGTAAATTATTGTTCATTGCAAAAGGAAAACAATGTTCATGGCACTATCACAAACTAAAAGATGAAGTATTTTTTGTGCAGAGTGGGAAGATAAAATTATATCATGGATGGGATGAAGATATAGAAAAGGCAGAAGTAACAATTCTCAGAAGAGGAGATAAGTTTCATGTGCCTATTGGTTTGAAGCATCGTATGTTTGCACTAGAAGATACCGAACTATTTGAGTTCAGTACAGAACATATGGATTCAGATTCTCATAGAATTATGCCTGGCGATCTCATATGATTGAAAATATTACTGATATGATATATGTCGAAAGAGATGTTCTATCTCAAGATCAGTGTGATGAATTAATAAAATATTTTTGGGATAATCCACAATTACACGATGATGGCAAGGTAGAACATTTTAAGGATGGTGAATATCAAGGTAAGTTAGTAAACAAGGAACATAAAAATTGTATTCAATTTCAGTTTGAACCTCATCATAAGTATGCAAACTTGATGACACAAGTTATTCAAGACGCATATTTGAATTACAGATATCAACTACCAGTTCTACCAGCATCAGACCTTGCAATATTAGATTACACCATTAGGTGTTATGAAAAAAATAAAGGTATATTTAAAACACATGTCGATCAAGCAGAGGGTGGAACTATGTCCAGACTATTTGCTTGTATCATATATTTGAATGATGTAGATGAAGGAGGAGAAACATTCTTTCCTGATTGGAATATTGGATGTAGATGTGAAAGAGGCAAAATACTTTTATTCCCATGTAATTGGATATTCCCACATGGATCTAATCCCAATATATCTCACGACAAGTATATACTAACTGCTTTTATAAATTTAAGCTACGATATGCCCATGTTCGATGATTGATATTGTAGATTATCCTGATTTATCCCTAAACAAAGAACTGAGATCATGGATAGATTTTTTGCCTCATGACACAGATGAATTTACTAATCTTGCAGTAGAGAAACATACAGGATACAATACATATCCCAAACCTTTTATTAAGTTAAAAGATTGGGTTGTAGAAAAATTAGAATTAGATTCAGATAAAATAGAATATCAATTATGGGGTGCTGTATATAATTACGGTGATTTTGCTTATGAACATAGACATGGCAAAAATGAGTATTCATTTGTTTACTATGTTTCTACTCCGCCAGGCAGTTCTCCTTTAAACTTTGATGGATATATTATTCAACCACATGAAGGAATGTGTGTCATTTTTCAAGATGAACTACATTCTGTACCAGAAAATGAATGTGATGGTAGAGTAGTTGTTGCTGGTAATTTAAGATATTCGGATACTGATTTATAATCATGTTGATACCATGAGGTATCTGCACATGTATATTCTTGATACTTACCTTCTAGATGTTTGGGGAAGGGGATTACTTCAATCTCCGCCCCTTCTTTTTTGGCAATCAA